CCTTTTGATACACTACCAATGTCATAATTATTTGAAATAAACATGAACGCCATTGATCCATTGTTAATTCATCATCTTCATCTTCAACTTCCATCAAAGAATCCAATGTATTTTTCATTTTTTCCAAACAAATAATATTTACAGGAAAATCATATATATCTGCTTTGATAAAATCCATCGTTTTATTAGTGCTCGAATATTGTGACATATTTGAATTGGAACAACTTTCCAAATCTGAACCACTAAGCTCTTCATCAGAATCATCATTTGTATTAGAAGAACGCGAAGAACAAGTTGAATTGGTTTTATGACTTTCTTTATCTTCATCTAATTCTATTTCCAATTCTAATTTACATTCTGAATTATGTTTTTCCACATTTTCTTTTGTTAAATCAAAAATATCTTTAAAAATTTTAGCATCTAATTCTTCACACTTTAATTTAATATTTTCTCCTTTTTCTAATACTAGTTTTTTCCTATGACCTCTAGTATCATCTTCTAATAGTTCTTCGTTAATATCTTCTGTTTCAAACAATTCATTTAAATTTTCATGAAAATAATCAGAATTATATAAAAATTCCAAATCGTCTATTATATTTACTGAATGTTTGGATTGAATTCCTAAAAACGAACCATAAAAATTTAAACCATGTGGAAACTTATAATGATTCAGTAAAATACTACTAAGGTATGAAAAGAAACCATCAGTATATGCTGAATTATTTTTATCTGAAACTTTTTTACTACATTTAGCATCTTTTAATTTAGGAAGTTCCATAATCTTTTCCTTTGAAACTTTTCTATACTTACCAACCATGTATTTTACAGGATCCAATAAAGGACTAAATTTAAAAAAAGATTCCTTGATATATGAATTTTTATCGGAATCTTTTATGGTGATATTAAAAATATTATTGGTTTTTCTTTCTATAATATCATGAATACTGTATTTATGATTTAAATTTACTAAATTATAATTATTTTCATTCAAAAGCAAAAATCTATCATAAATTGGTAGATAATTCTGAACCTTTATTATTCCTTCTTCTTCTAAATTACTAAATAGTTTTTTATTGTTGTTTTTGTTATAAGAAATTTCAAACATTATGGAATATCAAAATAATTTTTAATTGTAACTTTAAACTTATTGTTAAACATTTATTAAGTTTGAAATAATATTTTTTTATATTGGTTGTTTTTATATGAATTTAGAATTGAAAAAATTTAACATGAAAAATATTACTTTCAAACCAAATGAAAATCAAGGACCGGTAATTGTGTTAATTGGGCGTCGTGATACAGGTAAAAGTTTTTTAGTTAGAGATTTATTATATTATCATCAAGATATTCCTATTGGAACAGTCATTTCAGGAACTGAATCAGGCAACGGCTTTTACGGTAAAATTGTTCCAAAATTATTTATACATGATGAATACAATAGCGCCATTATAGAGAATATTTTAAAACGTCAAAAAATTGTTTTAAAACAAATGAAAAAAGAAGTTGATGCTTATGGTAAAAGCAGTATAGATCCTAGAGCCTTTGTAATTTTAGATGATTGTTTGTATGATAATAGTTGGGCTAGAGAAAAATTAATGCGTTTATTATTTATGAATGGGAGACATTGGAAAATCATGCTTGTTATTACAATGCAATATCCATTAGGTGTTCCGCCAAATTTAAGAACGAATATAGATTATACGTTTATTTTACGCGAACCATATTTGACAAATAGAAAACGAATCTATGAAAATTATGCTGGTATGTTTACTACCTTTGAAAGTTTTTGTCAGGTAATGGACCAATGCACTGAAAATTATGAATGTTTGGTTATATCTAATAATGCCAAATCCAATAAATTAGAAGACCAAATATTTTGGTATAAAGCCGCGGCTCATGGTGAATTTAAATTGGGATCCAAAGAATTTTGGGAAATATCTAAAAACTTGGGGTCGGATGATGAAGAAGATGATTATGATCCTAATGCATTTAAAAAACGTGGTCCTACTATTAATGTTAAAAAAAATAAATGGTAAATTTTCTCTCCCCATTCATATTTATAAAACCAACTTAAAACTAAAAATTATATTTATAAATATGAATTTATTTGATTATTTTGCAATTGTATTATTCATTTTCAATGCAGCCTTTTATGGTTTTAAATTATTTACAGAGACTTTGGATAGTTTTGGTAGAAAACGCATTATAAAAGATCGTATTGATGACGATGATTACCTTGAACGCTATTATTTATTTTTAAAAGATAGACAAACTTTTCCCTTCAATATATTTCTTCATAAATTTTTGAAATCCGATGACGAAGAACTTCACGACCATCCATGGAATTTCACCACTCTTATATTATCCGGTGGATATTGGGAACATACTCCAGAAGGTAAAACATGGTATGGACCCGGATCTGTTATACGTAAAAAAGCTACAGATTTTCATAGATTGGAATTAGATCCAGCAAAATCTCTAGGCGCAACAACATGGACTTTGTTTATACCTGGAAAAAGATATAGACAATGGGGGTTTCAAACAAAAGACGGTTGGGTAGAAGAAAATAAATATCTAGAACAACGAAAAAATAAGATAGATAAAGTAGATTAAATTAAAATCGAAAAGATATTTAAATACATTAAATATATTTTATAGTGTAGCATAATGAGCATATTATTCAATAATAATATTACCATGTTAGTTTGTGATATGGCGGGAACCGTACTTAAAGAAAATGGAACAATATATAAAACACTTTTTAATACATTAACCAATATGAATTATCCCGTAACAAAACAAGATAAAAAAAATTGGCAAGGAAAAGATAAATTTAAAGTATTGGAAAATCATATTAGTCGATTTGAATTAGAAGATCACTATAAAATAAAAACAAATATAGCAAAACAATTATTAATGAAAGAATTAGACAAAGAATATTTTGAAAATAATGGAATTAAACTAATTGACCAAAATTTACCACTATTTTTCGAAAAATTAAGATTACATAATATAAAAATAGCTTTGAATACAGGATATCCAGAAGATTTTCAAAAAAAACTCATTGATAAATTTGATTTAGATTTATATATTGAAGACTCTATATCTAGTGAAAAGTTGAAATATGGAAGACCTTATCCTTTTATGATACATCGTTTAATGGAAAATTCTGAAGTTGAAAATGTTGCCAATGTCGCAAAAATAGGAGATACTATAAATGATATGAAAGAAGGTAAAAATGCTGGTTGTGGATTAGTGATTGGTGTGTTATCTGGAGATCATACGAAAAGAGAATTAAAAAAGGCAGGAGCAGATATTGTTATAGATAATATTATGAATTTAGATGATGAAATACAAAGTTTAAATGGATTCTTTCTTTAAAAATTATTAAATTATTAAATTATTAAATTATTAAATTGAATTAAAATATAATATTAATTTTTTATTTAATATTATATGCAAAAAGATGTTAGTGCCTTTTTCTCAGTTAAAAACTCTAAGTCCAAACCTGTAAAAAAAGAAAATGTTTTACCTAATATAAATGTTTATACTGATGGTGCCTGTATAAATAATGGTAAGAAAAATGCAAAAGCGGGTTGGGGTGTTTATTTCAGTGAAAATTCTGAATTAAATGCTTGTGCTCCTATCGAAGGAAGACAAACAAATCAAGTAGCTGAATTAACAGCTACTATTAAAGCATATGAAATATTAAGTGATGAAATTGAAAAAGAAAGACCAATTACAATATATTCTGATTCAGTATATGCTATACGATGTTGTACAACATATGGTGAAAAATGTGAAAAAAGATGCTGGATAAAAAAGAAACCAATTCCAAATGTAGATCTAGTAAAAAAAGCTTATTATTCATTTAAAAATAAACCTTTTATAAAATTTGTTCATATAAAAGCTCATACAGGAAAACAAGACGAGCACTCTTTGGGAAATGAAGGTGCTGATAAATTGGCTAATAAAGCAATAGGAATCACTTCATGTCCTTATAATACTAAAATTTATTTAAATGTTCCTTTTAATGATAAAGATGATGCTAAAAAGTTAGGAGCAAAATGGGATTATAAGAAAAAAAAATGGTTTATATTTGATAATAATATTTATAAAACACAAATGGTTGATAATTGGGGAAATTAATTATATAAAAACTTCAATAATTTTAAATCATCGTATATTAATGGTGTAATAACAGTATAATAGATTATATTATGATTTGTTAAATTGTTTAAATTATTATATAACCAATAACCGTGATATCCAAAATTACACAAACATAGTAAAAAATATATCATAAATGCTTGATTTTTTAAATTTTTTGTTTCTTCTCTTTCTTTTAAAAAACGTATGCCCAAATAATAATTAACATTATATGAATAACACGCAGCTAATGCGTAAATTAATAACATTCGAGGTAGAGGATCGTAAAAATTTATAACAGGTGTTAATAAACCCAATGAAGTGCTAATTGTATGATGAAGCGTTGTAGCTGGACCTAAATTTTCAACTTTAAATAAGCCTACAGAATCATTTGCTACATAAAACATTCCAACGAATTGAATCAGAGTATTTACTTCTGGAAGAGAATATTGATATGCTATAGTCATTGGAAATGATAATAAAGATATTACATATAAAGCATTTGATTTAATTATATTTTTAATTATATATTTTTGACGTCTATCATCATACTTATTAA